GTCGCGTGCCTGATCAGCAGCCGCGAGGATGAAGTTCTGTAGTTCGTCATCCTGCCGCGTATCGGCGGGATTCAGGTTTAGGTGCTTCTTGACGGACAGCAGGTCTACTAGCTGCTCAACGCCTTGAGGACGGACCGTGAATTGATCTTCGCTGGCCCACCCAACGCCGGTTCCCGTGGCAGTCCAGCGGACGAGCCAGTTGCCAGCGGCGGCAACGGACGGGACAACGGCCGAGAGCGCCCCCAGGGGCCCCGTAGCGACTGTGGGATGGGTTACCGCTCCCGTTGGGTCAGTGACCGCCAGAGAGGCCGTCAGAGACCCCGTGGCGGGATTCCCGCTGTCGTCTAGGGCCGTCGCCGTGAGGCCAACGTCCTGCCCCACGTAGTACATGGTCTGTGAAGCCACGCGCAGGCCCCCTATCGGTAGCGTCTGTTCTGTCGCTGAGTCGAGCCCCGGCGGTCATGATTCGCGCCGTTGTGGTTGGGCGCCGGCCGCTGACTTCCGCGACTCCGCCGGCTCTTACTCTGGGCACGTACGCGGCTTCGGCGATGCGCTCTCAGCGTGTGGCGATGTGCCGCCTTCTGGCGCTTCTTTTCGAGCTTCTTAGCGACCCGGTGGGGAGGCCCGTAGTGCTTAATAGCCATTTACGGGCCTCCCTCCGGAATCACTGCTTAGAACGTCGGGGCGACCAGACCGGTACCGCCGATGACCGAAATGGACGCCGGGTAGCGTGCCGCCTGGAACGACGCGTAGTTGTACAGCCGAACGAAAACCGACATCTGATTTGCGTAGGTCTGGGCAAACGCCTCGGCGCGAACGTTGGACTCCCAGAGCATGAGGTCGGCGAGACGCGCGACGATGATCGTGTCCTGGTTAGTACCAGCGCCAAGGTTGGTCGGCAGGGTGGCGTCCACGTAGACCGGTAGGCCCATGATGTAGCCCACGAAACCCTGCGAAGCAACCTCACCCGGGGTACCCATGGCGTTGAGCGGACCGCCAGCATTCGGGACCACTAGCGGGCGGCTCTGACCGTCTAGCGAGGCAACGATCCATGCCCACCGGGTCGGGTGCATGATGATGGTGTCCGGCGGCAGGAAGCGCTTCGTGTGAACCTGCTGAATCGCGCCCGCAAGCTTGCTGTACAGCAGCGCGAGGGTGGGCGACGCGGAGGTGAACGCGACCGCGTTGGTGCCGGCCAGCGTCAGGATTCCGGTCTGCTGGCCGGCCGTACCCGAGCCGCTGAGAACCTGTAGGTTGAGCGACTGCGCATAGGCGGCAGCGAGGTCCCCGAGAACGAGATCGTCAACGTTCAGCGGGCTCTGCTCGATCAGCTGAAGGGAGATCGTCTGACCACCGGCGATGGTGCTGATACCGCTGGAAATGCTGGTCGTGGTCAGGTCGGTCACCTGAACCGCGCTGTTCTGCGTGGTCTGCACCGCCACCGCAGTACCGGTGTTCACCTTCGGCACGTTGATGCTGTCAGTGCCCGGCGGTAGCGGGTGGGACGGGGTCAGGTTCGCGGTAATCCGACCGGGCCGAGCGAGCTTGACGAACTGAGACTCCAGCCACAGAGGGGGCACGAACTCACCACCAGCGCCATTTACGGTGCTGATCGCTCGGAACTCAGGGTCAGCAGCACGGCCCCGGTCGTTGCGGGCAAGGCGGTCGACGGCATCCCGGTCGCCCTTGTTCCGCGCCATGTGGAGATCACGGAAGTAGGACCGGCCACCGACGCCGGAGCGGTAGATCTCAGGCTCGCTGACGACCTTGACGGCCGCGTAGCGCTTCTGCATCTCGCTGGCAGCGTCGTCCGCGCGAACCTGCTCGTCCAGTTCCTTGACCCGGGCGTCTAGCTCGCGGATCTCAGTCTCGGCAGCATCGAACGCGCCGGACTCAACGTCGGTCAGCGCACGGGCCTCGGTCTTGGCGCTGTCGACCAGCGCGGTTAGCGCGGCGGACTTCTCGGACCGCTTGGCCAGTAGGTCAGCGATCATGGAACGCTTGTCCATGGATGTACTCCTAGGTTCTGAGAGTGGGAATCAGCCCTAGGTGGTGCCCCGTGGTGCATGGGGTCCGGCGTAGGTGAGCACGTACCAAATTTGGTACGTGACTAGAGGTTGAGCGCCCGCAGTCTGGCGCCGTACAGCGAGAGATCCGGCACGCTGGCAGAGGATCGCTCCGTCAGCGCGCGGACACGGTCCGGGTCGATGTCCCGCAGAGCCTCATCCGCCGTCAGGCCGCGAAGTGACGCCCCGTTAGTTGCGGGATTGGCCCCGTAGTTGACCACCGAAACGTCACCCTTGTTCAGGTTGACTTCGGTGATGTCTCGCTGCGTGTAGTCGGGTGACCACTCCTGCCGGAGGACCTGAAAAGCGAAAGACATCTCGTCCACGTCGCCCCGGTCCATGGCGCTCTGTAGGTCCCGCACGATGGACGAGTGAGGGTCTAGCTCCGCCTCGACGTGGAGCCCGGTAGCATCCTCTGCGAGGCGCATCGTGCCGCTCTTAGTCCGCGCCAGCGTCAGGCCAGAGTGGTTAATCTTGAACGGCACGTCGGCACCCTCGCCGAGCGTCTTAGTGAACGCGCCGCGCCGGATTACCTCCGTGTAGTCGCCGAGCCAGTCATTCATTTCGTACGGCGACTCGGTCACGGAGGCATAGCCGCGAAAAGTAAGGGTTTCACCCCCGCTGCCGTTCGGGGCGGACGATAGGCCAACCTCCCGGAAAGCGGTACTCCGAGTCTCAACGACATTTCGCATTACAGCACCGCCCCCAGAGCGTCGGCCTTAGGCGCGGAAGATGACGCGCCGGTGTCCTTCATTGGTTTCACGTTGGAATTCAGCGGAGCTGCAATATCGTCGCCGCCGTCGATCGGGCCATAATTCTCAAGTGCCCGGATTTCGTTGGTCGTGAGAATCGCAGCAGCGCGGGCAGCGCCGTACATGGCGTATCGGCCGGCCGTGTCCGTTCGCAGTAGAGCGTCAGCGTTGAACCGCGCTGTGTGAGGCTTCGGGAGCATGGCGGACCACGCATCCTCAATCCGGCCCAGCCATGGCGACAGCGTGTAGGCCAGAAAACCTAGGCCCTGCTGCTCAATGCCGGTTCCCCACGATGTGGTTTTGTCCACCTGCCCAAGCATGTGCGGGGGGATCCCGAACAGCGTGGCGACATCTAGATTTTGCGCCGCCCGAGTGCCCAGAAACTGTGCGTCGTCGGGGGTGACGCTGATCGGCTTCCACTCGGCGCCGCCGGAGAGGACACCGACCGTGTGGGAATTCTTGAGCCCGCCGTGTGAGGCTTCAAAGGATTCCTTTAGCTGTCGGGCCCGTTCCTTGTCCAGATCACCCGGAACGTGCACGATGCCGGTCATATGGGCACCACTGCCGAAGAACCTCGCGCCAAATTCCTCGGCCGCGAGACCTAGCCCGATGGACTGGCGAGCGTGCGCAATGACGCTGATTCCGGTCGCACTCTCGGGGTAGCACATGCCCAGCAGGTGGACGATATCCCCCGCATCGGCCGGCTTGCGGTCTACTTCGTATGTCCGTTCGCCCGCTTCGTTGAAAACGCACTTGACCCGGTCCGGGTGCAGCACGCGAAGCCGGGTAGGTCGATGCATGGAATCCCGCGAGACGACAGCGAGATACGCATTGCCCCGCAGCAGCAGCGACACCATGACCTGCGAAAGGCCCGTACGCCGGGTGGAAAACCGCGTGTCGTTCGCGCCGCCGAAGGGGTCCGCCACGATAGCGGGGGCGGGCTCGATAGTCGTACGAACCTCACCGTTGGCCCGGACCGCGTCAAGCGGCAGGCAGCTGACAGCGTCGGAGAGGATGCGGACACAGGCGGAAACAGCAATTAGCTGCATCGCTGTGTCTTCCGTGACCGGTACGCCGGACGACGTGACAGCGGCGAGCGAGCCATTCGACGGAATGGACCACGGATCGCCACCGCCGGATGGTGCATAGAATCGCTTCTCTAGGCGCCGGAGTAGGCCCATTAGCCGATCACCCAGCCCAGAATCAGCAGCCCAGCGCCGATCAGCAGCATGGCCATCACGGGACTCCAGCCGAGCACAACCGCCGCCAGCAGGCAGAGCACTCCGCAAATGTCGGCAACTTCGGAAATTGCCTCGCGCAGTCGCTTCATACTCGCCTCCTTAAAGGTCGGCCCAGGAAAAGAATTCGGCGACTGGCTCGCGCTCCGGTTCCTGGCAAGCACGCTCAAGCGCCATTACGGCGGAAATGGCAAGGTCGATTTTGCGCGGAGAACCCTTGGCGTCTTTCGACAGCCGGCTACCGCGAGAATCTGTGCGGATCACGCAGTTGGAAAGGTGCCGCGCTAGGCGCTGGTCACCGGAATGCGTCAGAGTCTGATTCATGACGCTCTCAAAGAACCGCGTGGTCGCCGGAATCATCCGCGACGGACTTTGCGGGAACTCCACGACCGGCAGACCCTCACCCTCAAGAATCTGATAGGTGCGAGCCCAGCGATAAGGGTCACAGACAATCTCGCGAACCTGCCACTTACGGCAAGCGCGCCGGATCTCGTCTTCCACGTCGATAATGGGGACGGTCCAGTCATTGCCGACGCTGGCCGGCCTTTCCCACGCCGCTACGACGTCCACGTGCGGAGCCACGTCGCCATTCGGCACGCTGACCACAACAAGCGCCGTGCTGTCATTGTTGAAAGAACCATCAAAACCTAGAACTACCTCGCTGCCGTCCGGAATGGTCACGGATTCGTCAGCGCACTCGTCCCATGCACCGGCCGGCAGCCAAGCTTGCGCCGTGCTCACCCATTGGTTAAGTCGCTTTGTGCGGAATTCCGCTTCGGGCGTGCGGAGAACGGCGGAGTGGAAGTCATCCGCCGAGACAATGTCGTCAAACCCGGGGTTTGCGGCTTCCCACACAGCGCGGTCGCGGTGGTCGGCACCTTCCGGCGCGCCCCACCACTCAAAGTAGAACGTGGGGTCGGGAACCTCACCGCTGGCTACCTGGCACCCGTACTGGTACATGCCGTAGCACAGCGAATCGGCGCCCGTGCTGTCCGACTTCACGCCCGCCGTGGTGATGCCCACTAGTAGGGGCTCTGTGCGGGCGCCCGTGGCTAGCGCCATGACGTCCCACAGTTCACGATTGGGCTGTGCGTGGACCTCATCGAATAGGACGAGGTGCGGGTTCAGGCCCTCTTTGGTGAACGCTTCGGCGCTGAGCACGCGGTAGACGCTGCCGGTTGCCGGAAACTCGATTGCGTCCCGGTAGGTCTTGAACATGCTGCCGAATTGCGGCTCAAGCTCCAGCATCTTCTTTGCCGTGCCGAAGACAATTCTCGCTTGCTCTTTGTCAGCAGCGCACGAGAAAACCTCACCACCACGGGGACCGAATGCTAGACCGAACAGCGCCACGCCAGCACCTAGGGCCGATTTGCCGTTCTTTCGGGGAACGCCGATCAGCGCCTGCCGATGCTTTAGCCGGCCGTCGGGTCGCCGGGCCAGTAGACGGCGCATCATGTCCGTCTGCCAGTCGCGCATCACCATCGGCTCGCCGGCCGAACCGCCTACGCTGTCTTTGGTGACCCGCAGAAACTGAGTGAAGTTGCCGAAGTCGATCCCATCACCCTTGACTAGATCGGCGGGATCGACGTCCGTGAGCCACAGAGGGCTACCCATTGAGCGCCTCCGCCTTCCAAGCGCGAGTTTCCATACGCTTGGCACGGCGCTTACGCCATTTCGGGTACGCCGGAGTATGTCCAGGACAGCAATACTGCACCGACCGAAATCGCCCGAGCATGTGCATTACGTCTCCCGATTCTGGCGACGCGCTAGCATCTCCTCAAAAGCGTTCTTCGCCTTTACCTCGGCCACACCCATTCGCGTTCGGTCAGCGGGGGTGAGGCCAAGCGCGGCGAAAAGCTTGGCTATTTCCGTCTCGATCGTCGAAAGCATTCCGACGAGAGGGTTGGCGTAGGCGTAGGCCTTATCCGTGAAAAGGACAGGCTCGCTCTCGTCGAGCAACTGCCGGAACAGCGCGCGGCGGTCTACCTTCTCGCAAGCGAGCTGCAAGGTTAGGTGGTCCGTCTCGGCGAGCCACACACAGCCGCCTACGACGCTCTCCCACGCTGCCCGGCCCTCCGGTCCAAGGTGGAGCGGCGCGGCCGTCTGGACCCCCGCCACGGGCGCCACAGAGGCAAGTGCGGGTAGGTCTCGTTTCCCCGGATTGCCCAGCTTGCGCTTACGCTCCGCCGGGACGGGGGGTCGACCAGCAACCATCGATACCCCCCGGGTCATAATTTCGCGGCGGTGCGTGTTTCACCTGGGGCCGGGTCCCCATCGAGTGACGAACCGAAGACTGATGTGCCCCCCTATGGGCCCTAATGTCCGTTTCGGGCATCACGCTAAGTAAACGGCGCAGGTTGCAGCGCGTAGGCGCACGTCAGCAGCGCCAGCGGGCTAGGCCGGCCGATCGCGCTTCCTGGCATTGCAGCTTCGGCAGAGCACTCGGAGATTGTCCTTAGTACTACTGCCACCCTTGGCCTTAGGGATGATGTGGTCCACGGTGAGATCAGCACTGCCATGGGCAGGCACTCCATAGCCAGTACACCAGTTGCCATACACAGCCCTGTGCTGGGCTAGGACAGTGGCAGCAGTAGCACGCCACACAGAACCATAGCCACGTGCTGTAGAACTACCACGCTGCTTATCCCTCGCTGCCATATAGGCTCGCTGGTGATCGTCACAGCGCGATGGATTGCCTGTTAGTCGCCCGCAATCTAGGCACGGTCGCTTTGGCATCTACCAACCAAGGGGTAAAGCTGGGCCAGAATCAATCGGCACAGTAGGGGGCAAAGACTCCGGCGCACAATTACATACGGGCGGCGCACTGCACGCCGAAGCATGTACGCGCGACGCTGCATCTAGCGGAATCGCATGGGCAGCGCAGGCGGCAATGCTCAGCAGCGTATCGGCTGCCGACGGCAGGGGGCCGAATACCAGCGGCGGAGCTTGCGGGTCAGCGAGCAGGGTAGCCATTTCGCGCCGAGCATTTTCGGCGGTCACCATAGCGGCCAATTCGGAATCCGTAGGACGGCGATTCCACTGAACAACGGCGTTCGCCCCGCAAGAGCGACATAGTGGCGCTGTCAATGGATCCCCCTAAAACGGTGGCGCGGAAAAGTTGAAATCGGAGCGCGTCTTGAGCTTGTGGCACGGCCGGCAGAGGATTTGAACGTTGGAGTCGATATCCTCGCCGCCTAGTGCCAGCGGAACGACGTGATCGACGTCCGCAGCAGACGGAAGAACGCGGCACGGGCATTTCGCGCACTGCGCCCATCCCGCTTCTCGGATTGCCTTGCGCATTCGCGCCGCAGCGTCGTTTCCCCGCGCGATGGCCTCACGGCGCTTGCGATGGGCCTTGACGGACGGTCGAGCCGCGTAGGCAGCGTGGTGCGTCGCACAGCGGCCACGATGGGTCGCCGGACACTGGCAGTCAAGGCAGGAAGTAAGCACTGCGACCGCCGATCACGCGAAAGAGCACATACCAAATTTGGTATGTGCCTGGAGAGAAGTTATCAGCAGACCCGGCAGTTGCCGGATGGTGGGGTCCACCCGTAGCCCGTTACGGGGTCGCTGCTGATTCCGTAGCCGCTCCCGGACTCGAACCGGGAACCTCGGGCACCTAGGGCCCGCGCCTCTGCCGATTGGGCTAAGCGGCCATTGCTGGCGCAACAGGACTCGAACCTGTCCCGCACGGCTGATCGACCGTGGGATGCTCCCTTTGCTCACGCCATTGGTAGTCTCTGCCGGATTCGAACCGGCGTTACCGCCGTGATGGGCGGAGTTCTGGGCCGCTGAACTAAGAGACCGACAGGGGGTGAAGCGGTGGCCACCGCGACTTTCCTGCCAAGGGAGCAACCCCTCTGTTCGCCCGACGGGATTTGAACCCGTGACCTACGCCTTATCGGGGCGCTGCTCTAACCAGACTGAGCTACAGGCAACATGTGCAAGGCTTTCGATCCAGACCCCGGCTTTCGCCTCGGTACCTTGCTGCTGGGCGCGTCCCTCCGCCCGGAATTGAACCGGGGTAATCGGTGCCACAGACCGACGCTCTACCACTGAGCTACGAAAGGTACGAAATACCCGCTAGAGCTCTACCAACGGACGGGAGAGAGCGTCAGACACTGGGAGCGTCTAGCGGGGGTCATTAGTGAGAGACAGGCACTCGGTCCGCCTGTCGCGTAGTCGTCGGTGCGCGGTAGTCCCGCTCTCAGGTGTACTAGAGAGCAACGCATTCCAGGCGAAAAGGGCGGAAATCACAGCGAAGGGGCGCCGAGTGACGGAGGTGACGAATGGAGGTGCTTTTTGTGTATCCCTATAGGATTTCCTTAGGGATACATAAAACAGTATCCCAAACGTCACCGCCGTCACTTCCGCTGGTCAGAGCTGGTGCCGCTGAGAGTCCGTCAGATGAACCGTCACGCGCCTGCCCGCTGAAATGCCAAAGTCGGCCACACCGTGACCGACTCGTGACGTAGGTTAGGGTTACCTGTGTGAGCTAGCTCACTTCGTCTGGGGTCTCGTCATGCACCCATTCGACCGACACCCGCTCGCTAATTGGCGTAGTGCTGCCCCGCCTCGCGGCCTTTCGCACGGTGATGCGACTGACGAACAGCCGCACGAACGCCCGTCGCTGTTCCAGCGTGGCGCTGTCCCACCATGAACCCTCTCCCACCGGGTCGGTGTCGGGGTCCTCCGGCAGCCATTCACGGATTGGGAGCGGCGGTGTGTCTGCTGCCTCAAGCGATCGGATGCGCTCTTCTGCTGCGTCCATGCGAGCCAACATCTCTGTTTCCTCTGCTACGAACATCTGCACACCCCGTGCACCCCGGTACCCGCCTGCCTTGCGGGTCGCGTAGAGCTCTTCTAGCGCCTGTGCAGCGTCCGCCCGCTCCACCACTAGCGCCGCCCGCTCTCCGGCCCGTTCGGGGGCTTCTAGGGCCCGTCCGAATCGTCGGGTTGCTTCCCGCAGAACATCGCCAGTCTCGGGGTCCTCTTCGGCCGTGTTGATCAGCCCGAAGATACGGCGGGCCACGTAATCGTCAAGTACGCGACGACTGACTGTGCATTCTCCCGGATGCTGGCCGGCCTGCGCCTGCCCCGGCTGCCTGCCACACCGGTATGACGCGTTGCTTGGCTTGGCGCTGGAATGGGCGGCCATAGAGCTTCCGCACTCACAGCGCAGAATCCCCAACCCGGACAGCAGCGTAGTTTGCCGACTTAGACCCTGCCCACGCCCGCGTGTGTCGAGCCACGCTTGCAGCTCGTACCATTCAGCGGCCGGAATGATCGGATCGTAGGCTACTAGCGGGCGCGTCGTTTCCGGGTCGCGCAGAATACGGTACGTGTCGACGTTTTTGGTTTTGGTCCCGTCCGCACGCACCTTATAGACGATTTCCACGCTAAAGCCAGCGATGCGCGGGTCCCGCATGATTCGCTTAAGTGTTGTGGTGTCCCACGCGCTGTTTTTGGTCTTCTTGCCGTAGGTCGCGCCCCGGGTGGGTACCTTCTCTGCGTTCATCCGTGCGACAATTCCCGTCAGCGAGCCCGGATGGCGCCCCTGCGTCTGTGTAGGGTCGTATGCCGCGTTCATGTGCTCGCGAATGGTGGCCCACACGGTGCGAACAATGCTGGCTTCTTCGGAACTGTGGTGGAGTTCCTGGACAACGATCGGGCGCCCCTCTGAGTTGAGCCGTGTTGCGGGCACCATGCGGAACCCATACGGGGCTTGTCCGCCGACCCAGCCGCCCAATTCCTTTGCGGTTCGCTTCGCGCCGCCTACTGCGATGCTCTTGTTTTTGCTTTCGCTGTGGGCAGCGTCAAGGCGCATGATCAGGTGAATCAGATCCATAAGGTTGCCCTTGCGGAACTCACCCTCCGTCACACTCACGATGGTGACGCCGAGATTAAGCAACTCCGAGACGATAGGAATCGCGTCAAGCGGGTCGAGCCGTGAAAACCGGCTGATGTAATAGACGATGATCATGTTTAGTCGACCCGACCGACAGTCCCGCAACATGCGCTCAAAGTCGGGCCGCTCTACCCCGCTGAATGCGGAAATGCCCAAATCTTCGTACAGCTCGATTTTCTTTGCGTTCCGGCGGCTCGCTTCCTCAATTCCCCGGGCACGCTGTGTTGCCGTACTTGCTTCGGACTTGTTCTCGCGCTCATTCGACTGGCGCCCGTATACTCCGGCGTGAACGTCCATCCCCGAAACCACCCCTAGTGACATGCGAGAACTCTAGTGCCTGATCTGACAGAACTCAAAGATGCTATCAGTTAGGGGACTATGGGGGACAGGGCGGCTGACCTGCGGTTTTACCCGTTACCGACCCGTTCCCCCGCCTACGCCCGCAGGATGATGCCGCCGCCCGACCGCCAGACATACCGTCGGGCGCATGGCCACTTACCTCCGCTCTCGCTGCCTGACCTACCGGGACGCTGTCCGGCTGTGCCTGGATCTGGCAGCGTTCTACACCCGCACCGGACGGCCCGAGAGGGCATCTGTGCACCGCTACGCGCGTGGGTTCGGCGTCTACGTGACCACGCCGGACGACGCGGGGAATACCGGGTTGCTCGCGGACGCTGTGACTCGGGTACCTGTTGAACGATGAACGAGAGATCGATGCACGACTCAGTAATGACCATCCGTACATACAAGATCAACGCCGCTGGCGACAGCTACGCGACCAGCGAGACGCGAGCACTTCGCGGCGAGCTTGCCAACCCATTCACGGTCAACCCGAACGCGTGGCCCGCATGTGCCTGTTCTCGCTGCGCCTAGGCCCCCTTAACGCGAAGCGTCGGCACAGTCTTCGCTGCCTCCCGCAGGGCATCCTCACGGGCCATTCCGCCAGCCTGTAGCCGGTCGTACGCGTCGGCGAACACGGTCAGTTGCTCCAATACCGCCGCCTCTTTCAGTGCGATGCGGCGTGCCTGTTGCTTCGCTGCCATGGCGGCGCGGAAGGCTTCGGCATCCTCTGCTAGGGCGGCCTCACGCTGCCGCTTAAGCTCCGCCGCCTTGCAGATCTTGCATGGATACCCGAACTCCCGCGTCCTTCCCCCAAGGGGCCAATGCTCCGCCGTGAGCGGCTTGTCCTGCCCGCACGTGTTGCAGTGCCGTGTCTCTACCATGGGGGAAATCCTAGACAGCGCCACGCGGGCCGGGGCACGCCAGTGCGCGGGAGGCGAGAAGTCGCAATGCGTCCCGTCGAATGGGAACATCCCGGCTTCCGCGAGCTTGACCACCCGCTCACCCTCCGCCCGGATCTCCCCCGCCTCGCTGGCTGTCCAGTAGGACGGGTGCCCAGTCTTCGCGGCGAACGATTCGGCGTCCTTCCATTCCCACGTGCGATCCGGGTAGACGACTAGGTCTAGCTCAAGATCAGTAACGGTGATGTCAGCTCCGCTACGTTCCCGCCGTTCAAGATTCACGTACCAGCCCGTGAACGCTCCGCGTAGGTCGAACCGCCACCAGACAGCGTGGCCGGCCCCGTGCGGTTGGTAGATCAGCGCGCTGTCGGGGAACCATGTTCCGGCCACGAGCGGGAAGCCTCCGGCCGGCCGGTCCGCCGGATCCACGTCGCGTAGGTGTAGGCCCTCCGGGAGGTCTGCGCGCCACGCTGGCGAGCTACCAGCAACCCAGAGGTACAGTCCGTCAGTTGTCTCCCGTACGACCCGCAGGGGCACCACGACGCTTGTCTGACCGCCGAAGGTGAAACGCCACCGGACCACGCTGCCAGGTTCGAGATTCATGGGGCGATCCTAGACAGCGAGAAGCCCCGCCCATGCGCCACGGGGGACGACGTATGGACGGGGCCGATTCGGGGTCCTACATGGTCACGCGCTTTCCTGCTCAGACTCGGCGGGAGTCGGCTCGGGCTCAGGGGCGGGCTCAGCGGCTTTGCTGTACGCGTCCCGGGGCGGGTGCGCGTCGAAGTAGCCGGACTGTTGGCGATCATGGTTCACGGGCATTGCACTACTCCCTAGTGTTGGTGCCGGTTGTAGGCCCTGCGAGCGTTGAGGATCTTCGTACGCTCGCGAAGACGTCGCAAGGTATCCGACTCTACGGCCGGCTCAAGCGGCGGATCCTCGTCGTCCTGGTCCTCCGGCACAGGCTCAGGGGCCGGACCGCCGAGAGCGTAAGTCCACGACGGGGGAAGGGAGTTGGGGCCGTCGTCACTCACGAGACCACCCGACCACAGAACTGTTCCTCGCGGTGCCTGTCCCGCCGGACTCGGACGTCCAGCAACGCCGAACGGTCGGCCACCGCCGCTGCCTCGCTCGCCTGTGCGTCAAACTCTGCACAGCGTGCACAGTCGTCCTGTCGCGGCGGCTCGAAGGTCTCAGGGAGCGTCATGGGTCAGCCCCCTGTCAGGGCAGGCTTCGCGGCCACACTCACAGAACGGCCACGCGTCCGGGATGCCGCGCCCAGGGCCGCGCTGACGCTCGTACCACGTGGGGTCGTACTCGGCCAGCACGGCGGCGCTGTAGGCCGCGCTTACGGTTCGTCGGGGCCGCCTGCGGGGCATGGAAGCGGCGGCCGATCGTTGGGGGTTCTGGCTGTCCGGAGAACCCACATGACCAACCGCCGCAGCAGTGGAGTCAAGTGGCATTCTCCGTGACGTCACTGGATGTGACATACGGTCCCCTTGGGGTTTTGGAGTTTGGTTCCCTCAGCGCTGGACAACTCGCAGCACTGATGGGAGAACCAACAGTAGACCCGTTCCGGCCATTGGTCCACGCAGTACGGCAGTTGATCACTCGTCAGGAGTAGCGCACGCCCCTCGCGCGCCCCCTGTCACGTAATGGTGCAGCCCGCACAGCGCGTCACCCTCTGCGGGCCGTCAGCGCGACCAGCGATCGCCGCTTTCTGCGCTGCTGTCATGTCCCCAGGCTTCGGCCATGTGATCCAAAGGTCACCTTGCAGCGCGTACCGGCCGGGGATGGGGTCCCATACCCATACGGCGTGCCCGAGCATCGTTCCGCTGACCAGCCCCCGTGCGCGCAGGCGGAACCGGGGGTAGCTGCTGGGGCGCAGGACCGTACTGCCCAACTCGCCCCAACTCCGCATCACGCGGCACAGTTCTTCGGGCGTGTAGACGTACTCCTGCACGGGCGGGACCAGTTGGCACGGCGTCCACTCCCAGTAGGCCGGCCGGGTCTCGTCGGGGCAGCCTGTTGGCACGTCCAACGCGATTTCTACGGTTGGACGCTCGTAACACGACATGGGTCTATCGCCACCTTATGGGGGGATTTTATCTACTGCGGGGGTATGCGCACCATACGGCACGAAAGTGAACTTCGCGCAACGCGCGTAGATGTTCCTTTAGTTCCGCTAAGCAACCTTCGCTGCGCAAAAAAGAGACCACGTACCAAATTTGGTACGTGGTTCCCTGGTGGAGCTAGCCGCTAGCGGCACTCAACGTCGTTGATCAGGTCCCTACTGCTGGCCCAGTCGTGCATGGAAGTCCCAACGTAGCGCTTGACGTCCTCCCGCACCTCACTGCGGTCGACCCCGTACTCGTTGGCCCATGCCTCCGGGTCGACGTCCACCGTGAGCACAATTCGAACCTTCATTCCCGAACCTTTCGCTAGACGGTTGGAACCTACCCACTATCGTACCCTACTCAGGGTTGTTCCACGGTCGCATCGTGTCAACCATGCACGCCCCCAGCCAACGCGCGTCATCCTCGCGAATCTTGTACACCTTGACGGTACCGCCCGCCGTCACAGCGCGGATGTTGAGCCACCGCCCCTCGCTGTCGTCCGTGGTCCACGTGGTCACCACGTCCGCGATGGTCTCCGTGTGCTCAAGCATGTTGCGCCCCTCATCTGCCGCTGTTCTGACGATCTTCCCGGCGAATCGCCGGGCAATCCTGCTGGCCGTTGCCGCATCCCATGCGCCCCGCAGTGTGCCGCCCTCGCAGGCGATCCGATACGGCGTCAGGGCCCGCGCCACGGCGGTCTGCACAGCCTTGCTGAGCCGCTCGTATTCCTCCCCTACCCCGCTGTGCATCCGGAACGCGCGGAACGCCTGCCGTCCCTCCGCCTCCGTGGTCGGGTCATACAGTCCGCTCACGATGCCCTCTCCCGTCGCTACGCTGCCCGCTACCGGCCGAACGGGGCGGGGGTGGACCAATCGGCCAACCCCCACCCGGAACGCCCGCTAGCGAGCCAGCGAGAAGCTTCGGACGATGTCCATGATCGAAAGGTGCTGCGCCTCATCCTCCTCCCGAGTGCCCTCCGGAAAACACACCGCATCCGGGTCGATGGTTTCGAACGTCACACCGTCGTACTGCGCGGCCAGCGAGGCGGGGTCGGTGTCGTTGTAGCGGATCGCTGGGAACCCCTTTCGGCAGTCTGTGTACTTGCCCGCCACGTTCGGGAAGCGCTTGGCGGCGCTGAGTTCCTTGTCGCGCTGCACCATGGCCCCGGACATGAGCTGAGTCACGGCGTTCTCTCCGGCGCCCTCTGGCGTGCCGTACTCAAACCCCATCTCTGCGTAGCGCTTCTCCGCAGCCTTGCGGACCCGGCCGGCCGTCGACACCGTCTCGGCGTAACGCTGCTCAGCGGTGGCAACCTTGCGGGCCGTCAACGCAGCCTTGACAGCCTTCGTGTGGGCCGTTTCCAGCGCGCTGACGGACCGTCGACCCTGCTCGGTGCGGATGACCTGACGCCCACTGCCCCATCGAAGGGTGGTCTCGCGGTAGCTGTCGTTCATTGCCTTGCCCCTCTCGTTTGGTTCGATGAGCCGACCATAGCAGAGCACGTACCAAATTTGGTAGGTGCTCCGCCGGATCACTTCTCGTACTCCTGACAGTAGCTAGTCGACATGGGGATGAGTGTCATGCTATTGCCGATGGGGACCATGTGGTACGTCGTGATCACGCCCCAGCGCTTGCACGGCTTGTCAGGTACACACGCGGTCAGCGCGACGGAAACCAGCCATGCAGCCACCAGCGCGGCGACGAAACGGCCCGACGGGTAACGGTTCATGCATCCTCCCTTCGCACGTACCAAATTTGGTACGTGATGGGTCATCCTTTGGGCGTACTCGGTCACGATGCGGCAACGCCGGGCCGTATGGCTGGTGGATCCCCAACCCTACGGCCCGGGTCTGACAATCAGCTTGCCCCGTGGTGGATCTTGTAAACCAGCGCCAAGGCTTCCGCGTGGGTCATCCGCACGGTTGCCGTGGTCTCGCCGGCAGCGTTGCGAAGCTGTACGTCATGCGCGTGGGCGATGCGGGTGATCTCGACCGACCCGCCGTCTGGCGTAGTGAACTTCACGACTCGTCCTCTCGGTCAACGGTGCGGTAGTCAGCGCCACGGGTCAGGTAGTGGATTGCTCGGCTGAGAATTTCAGGGGAGTGCTGAAGCTTCCCAATGCCGGTATTGCATGACATACACAGCGATCCCCGCACCGCGCCTGTCTCTCCGCAATGGTCAATAGCAGTGCCCCCCTTACCGCTAGCTGGGGGTGCCCCGCAGATGTCGCACGGTCGAGCCCGCAGCTCTAGCCCGACAGACTCAGCGATTCCGTACTTTGCGCTTCGCTGCCGCTTTCGCTGCTGCGCCGACATGGTGGCATTCCGCGCGTCCCTGTTTCTCGCGTGGTACTCCGCAGCGCAAGACTTGCAGCTAGACCGCAAGCCGTCGGGCCGCAGACTATCCTTATGAAACTCGCTAGTCGGCTGCCGGTTTTTACACTTGGCGCAAACCTTGCTCATGCCGCCGCACCCTTCACGTACAGCTCGGCGAAACGCGCCCTGCCCTTCGTGCGTGCCTGCTGAACCTGGTACGGCGTCAGCCCCATATTGGCGGCCATCTCGTCGTCAGCGGCGGCCACCTCGTCGCCGTAGTACGGAACATCCCCGATGCCGTAGTCGCGCCGCAGGACGCCGCTCATGCGCTCCGAAAGCTTGTCCAGCGTCGCCCGGACGTGCTCCCGTACGACGCGCTGACGAGCCGTGCGGACGTCGTTCGGAGTCATGAGTTCGGCCGGCAGTCCGACCGTGTCACAGACGGCATCCCAACGGCTCACAGTGCCGCCGTCGGCGTCCGGGGCGGGGGCGTCAAGGTACTCGATCCCCTGCCACGACAGGCGGGCCGCGTAGGCCATCTCCGGGGACATCTTGCGGGCCCCCATCACCTCCGCCGTGCAGACGATCCGCTCTGCGTCGTACGGGTCCCCCTTGGCCGCAATGATGGCCTTTTCGAAGTCCTTCGCGGCCTGCGGGGCTACGCCGTGACGGGTGAGGGCCCGCCGCTCGTCGCTCAGCGCCGTGTTCAGCGTGCGGTCGATGTACGTGAAGAACTGAGCCACGCTCGCGCCCTCAAACCGGCCGATCGCCTGCCAGACGGCGATGCGCCCTACCTGCGCCAAGTCGTCGGCGAGATCCAGGTCCGTCCGCCCGCTGGTGGTGGCGAACTTCCGGGCCACCTGGACTACCCGCTCGTCCGTCGCGGTGACCACCGCCGACACGGCGCCAAGGTCGTTGTTCTTCGCGTCGGCTATCTGCTGCTCGGTCAGCTCGATCATGTCTGGTTCCGTCCTGTTCGGGTCTCTGCTCAGGCTTGAGAGCAAGGAATTCCCGGGACGGGGCAGGCACGCGGGCATGCCAAAGAAGGCCCTTTGCACAGCCACCACACACCCCGTCCGGGGAGCGCTAGACGGGGGCTGTGCACGGCCTGTCGTCGTTGCGAGAGCTGAAACGTACGCCTGTGCGGTGACACTCACAACGGGTTAGGTCGCTGACCAACCGTCAGATGGACCAACCGTTATCCGACGATTCGAAGGCTGAGATGCGCCTCATCCTTAGGGATGACGGGTCAGCTGCCGTTACCAAACGGTTGCGCCGTCAACTACGCGGGTAGACTCCAAACATTGCTGTTTTGAAATCAGCGCGAAGTTACCGGCCGGTCGTGACCTAAGGTTCACGTACCAAATTTGGTACGTGACTAGAAACGAACCGGCCGGTTCCAGAGCGTGACGACGAGTGTGACGCAGGTCTCAGTAGTCAGCGCCGTAGAGACTCCCCCACGACCGACCGCCGATCTCAGCTTCGGCAGCAATGGGCACGTCAAACAGGTTGAACGTCATGCACCGCTCAATCTCGCGCGCGATCTCAGCAGCCTCTCCCGCTGGCGCGGACACCAACACCTCGTCATGGATCAACAACCGTAGGTAGTCGAGCAGGCCGGCCGCTTCCATGTCGATCACTGCCTGTCCGAGACAGTCACGCGCTGTCGACTGGCACATGTAGTTCGTGGCCGTGTACGTGCGGTCACGGTCGAGAGGCAGCCGCCGCCCGGTAGGCGAAACCAGTACCATCCCGGTCTGCGCCGCCTCTCGCTGCCAGCGCCGAGACGCGCGCTTGATCTCCGGGTAGACCCGGTCATATACGCCCATGGCGTACTGGACATCGGCCAGCGGTGCGCCGGTTTGCAGGGCAGTCGTTGCCGCCCCTCCCCCGTAGACCTTGGAAAGGCCGACACCCTTGCAGGTCTTTCGGTTCTTTGGCGTGAATCCCTCGCCATAAACGAGCGTGGTTGTAAAGTCGTGCAGGTCTTCGTCAGCAGCAATGGCCCGCTTCATCGCCTTGACGTCCGCCAGTGCCGCCAATACGCGAAGCTCAATCGCCTTGAAGTCCGTGGAAATTACGACATGCCCTTCATCCGCCAGCAGGCAGCGCCGAATCATCTTGTCCGCGCTGGGCAGGGTCTGAATCGCATGGTCAGCGCTCATGCGGCCCGTGCGTGCGGCCAGCGTGTTTATGCCCGGGTGGATGCGCCCATTGGCGTCAACCTTCGCTAGGAACTTCTCAGCGTAGGTTGTCCCCCACTTCCCGGCTCGCTTGCTCCGCAATACCGCCATGGCAAGCGGGTTCGGCGTACGGGTGTCGAGCGGTTCCCATTCCTTATTGACGTCGGCAAGTCGGCGAAGCGCGTCCCCGTCGACTTGGATCTTCCCCGTCGGGGTGCGCCCGGGGAGGTCTTCCCCCATCCCGAGTAGTGCTTCCGCAATTTGCGCGTCAGAGTTGACGTTATCGACGCCATACCGGGCCGCGCGCTGGCCGAACTCTTCGGCCTCACGGGCTAGGACGCCCTTAAGCTCGCGCGTGTAGTCAACGTCAAGCACCATGCCGCGCCGCTTCATGATCGCGCACACGCGCGCTAGCTCATGCTCGTACTGCCGCAACTCCGGACGCACGCCCAGCCGGTCAAGCTCGCTGCGCAGAATGGGCTCAATGCGCGAGCCGAGAATCACGTCGAGTCCGGCATACAGGTTGTACGTTGGATCGTCCAGCGGGATGCCGGCCCAGCCCGTTGCCTTTGTCAGGCCAAGGGACCGGAAGATCGCCGTCAAGTCCCCTTGCGTATCCGGGGCCGACGGGTCAAGGTAGTACGCGCTGAGGGGCTTGAGGCCAGTCCCTATGCCGCCTTCCATGGCTTGGCGGGGGTCCACCAGTGCCGCCAGCACCTGCGTGTCTGCGGTGCGGGGTGCGAGCGATTCGAGCGGGATTCCGGCGTGTTCGTCTAGGACAAGCCAGTCGAACGGCGCGTTATGGATGGTGAACCGGTGCGCGTTGCGGAGCACGGTCAACGCGGCCTCGCGGAATGCTCCACCCCGCTCCCAGTGAATGACGAACGCCGTGTCACGGGTGCCGAATTGGACCGTACGAAGCCGGTAGCCCGCCGTATAGATGTCGAGCCCGGTCGTCTCGGTGTCGAGCGCCAGCGGTCCGCGCCGGTCGGCATCTTCGGCCCACGCGATGAACGCGTCAAGGTCCGCGCCGGTTTCCGGGACCCGCACCGTGGCCGTGTCACCCGCGATTTGATGAAAGTACGTCCGCATGTTCTCTCCCCATGCAAGGCGGGCCACATACCAAATTTGGTACGTGGCCCGCTAGTTGATGACTACTTCCCGAAGATCCCGGGGCCGACTGCCGCCGGGCTCTTGCCGGCCATGCGCACACCGACCAGCGCAATGCCGGTGTTGGACTTCTTTCGCTGGATTCCGCGCTCTTCAAGAGCGTCGTAGAACGTCCGGCGGGTCCACCGCTCACGGGCGGGCAGGTTCTCCGCCTCGCACCACTCCAAGTAGGAATTGAACGCGTCAGCGCCGCTGAGAGGGGTCGAGTCGCTGCACGGCTCCAACACACCGGGCAGGAATCCGGCGAGTGCGTCGCTGGTCTCCCGGTACTCCCGGCCGGCATCCGTGATCACAGGCGGGTCGCCGAGTCCGTCGCGGTACCACTCGACAGCGCCAGCGACGGCCCATGCGGCAATGCCTTCGGCCTCCGCCAGCAACTTGACGTCAAGCTTGTGGTCCCGCTCGTCCGGTGCAAACCAGCGCCTGAAAGGGATCATCTTGACGCGTCGCCACAGACCCTCGTCCTGACCGCGAAACTTCGGCTTGTGGTTGGTCGCCAGCATGAGCAGAAAGCTCGGCTTGAACTCGAAGAACTCTTGCCGCAGGAACCGCGCCGCGATCATGTCTTTGCCGGTCACGCGCTTGAGCACGGCTTCACTCATGGGCTTGCCGCTCTCCCCCTCGCTGGCCATCACCAGACGCGAACCGCGAAGCGCCGCAATGTCGTTGGGGATCCCGCCGCCTTGCTTCTCTTCGAACGTGGCGAACGGGGTGGTCTTCGAGATGCTGCGGAATACAGCGGTCAGCGTGTCGGTGAAAACGCTCTTGCCGTTCGCGCCCTTGCCCCACAGCACGGCGAAACACTGCTCTGCCACGCTGCCCGTGATGCCGTATCCGACCAACCGCCGCATGTACGCGGGCAGTTCGGGGTGGTCCGGGAAGATCTCCCCGAGGAACTGAGTCCAGCGCGGGCACGTCGCCTCCGGCCGGTAGTTCACGTCTACTTCGTACGTGAGCATGTCGCCCTGCCGGTGGGCGTGCATCTTGCCGGTTCGCAGGTCCACCGTGCCGTTCGCGAAGCTCAGAAGCTCTGCCTTGGCATCGAATTCGGTAGCTTCCACGTGCACCGACGGGACCGAGCGAAGCTCCCGCAGCAGCGCGTCAATGCGGCTCGTCATGGTGAATCCGCGCGCTTCGGTCAGCTTGCCGTCGAAAACCAGCGCGGCACCCATGCGGTGAATTTCCTGCCGGACCTTGACCTCACTGCGCTCCCACACGCGGCCGTTCCAGACGTAAAAGCCCAGCCCTGCCGCGTACTTGATCCGCCCACCGGTCCATCCGACCAGCGCGTAGGCGTTCATCGCGTCAGTTTCGCCGTACTTCTCGACCAGCCCCGAGAGCACACGGGCAGCCTCGCGGCCCTGCTCACGAGTTACCACGTCGGTGCCTGTGCGGTCGGCCAGTTCTTCGGCTATTGCCTGTGCCATGGCGTCGGCAGCGTTGCCGACGGGACGGGCGTACTTGACCGCCGAGTGCAGCGCATCCGGGAAGAGATGCGGATCACGCGCCCGCCAATCGGTCAAGTCATCGCCGGAGGTGGGGATTTCCAGCGTGTAGACCGCTACACCATGCTCGGCGAGACCATCCGCGAGCCGGCGCGTGAACCCTTGGCCGGCCGTGTCGTTGTCTCCGGCCACCACGACCTGAGTTCCGGCGAGTCCGGCCGCAAGCTCCGCGATCAGCTCCGGCGAGCCGGCCAGCGAAGCGCCGCGAATGGCAACCGCGTCGTAGCCGACGGCAACCGCTGTGAGCGCGTCTCCCGGACCCTCACAGACGAGAGTGACCCCGTACCCGCCCTGCCCCTTGAACACGCCGTAGGAAGCCCACCGGGCCCCTTCCGGGTTGCTCAGCGACACCCAACGTCCCGGGCAGTTACCCGTCAGGTCCCGACCCTGCAAGCCCCGGGCAACGCCGCGAAAGTCGCGAAGCGGGACCGTCAATCGCGGGAACGAGGTGAACGCTCGTGAGCGGTACGGGAAGTGGGGGCAAACCTGCCCGAGAGAATCGACCCCCAACATGAGGTCAAGCGCTGTGTCCGGGTCGAGCCCGAACCGGTCGCCGATGTAGTTCCGGGCGTGCTCGGCGTGCGCGTAGTCGTAGTCAAACAGTGCCATCGCGGTAGCGTCAACGTACTGCGCCAGCGCGGCAGTTGGACCCGGACCGACCATGGCCGGACGCTCACGGGGAACGGTCGCGCCGTCGCCGTCCGCGTCGAAAAGGTCAGTCCAGTTCAGGCGAGCAGCGATGCGGACGCTGTCCGGGGTGCAGCCGGCCCGACAGTTGATCCGAACCTTGTTGTCATCCCCGCGCCAGATGCGGAGTGACGGGCGGGAGTCTGCGTGTGCTGGGCACAGCGCCAGATATCCCCCGTCCGCCTGCTCTGCCACGTCGGTGAATCGGGCCAGTACGTCAGTGAACTTCACGGGCGTTCCTCTCTCTCAATGGAGCTTGAGAGCAAGGAATTCCTTACGCTTAGTGACTGCCTACCCACTCCGCGAGAGTCTTGGCCCCCTTGGACAGGTTGCAACCGGCGCACGCCGGAACGATGTTGGACTCAACGTCGCTCCCACCCCGAGACAGCGGCTCCACGTGGTCCAGGTGGGTTGCCCGCTGGTCGCAGTAGGCACAGCGGTAGCGCCAGCGGACCAGGATGGCCGTGCGACTGTAGGCGATGTGCTCGACGCCGTATGTTTCGGCGCGCCGCTTGTGTGTCGCCGTGTGCCGCTCGTCGGGCGTGAGGCTTCTGTAGTGGTTTTTGATGTGTCGGGCTCGCCGCTTGTTCCGGCATGACGCACACGCGCGGGATGGCTTGCGCGCCTTGCCCGCTAGGAAGTCCTCCGGCGGACCGGACTTGCCGCACAGTTCGCAGTTCATCGACGCTCCCCAATCATCCGAATCTCAGCGCCACGGGCCCATGCCGCGCCCAGCGCATCCCAATACCGCGCGTAATCTGGCCTTTCGATCGCACTGCAATGCAGAAACACGATGTCCCCCTCGCCAAGCTGCCGCACGTCGCCCAGAGCCAGTGCACTGCCAAATCCGATATAGACCATCCGATTCCCTCTCTCACGTACCAAATTTGGTACGTGCTAACGACAATGGGCCGGACCGCACCACATAGGTACGATCCGGCCCGTTGGCTCAGTCTTCGTTCTGCACAACTTGCGACGCGACTAGCCGCACGTGTTCGGCGGCAATCCACTCGGTTCGCAGCGACTTGCGGCGCGTGAATCCGGACTCGGTGCCCGTCGGCTGCACCTTGAGCATGGGCCGTAGCCGGCCACCCTCAAGTACGGCGGTCACCTGTAGGACCAGCGCGTCACTCAGGCGGACCCGGTTGCCCTGTCGCGCCGCGTAGGCGACGAGATCACCGGGGTACAGTTCCTCGCCCGCGTAGTCTGTGACCACGCCGCGCTTACCCACGGTCGCCCTCGGTCCACTCGGCCGGGTAGTCATTGAAATGCACGCCCGGACCGTCGGAAAGGTCGAATGCGTGCCGATAGGGCGTGAACATGCCGTGACTCACCTGGGCCCGTGCGAGCGCTTCCGCAATGGACTTTTGGTGCTTGCGGGGACTGTTGGTCTCGCTGCCGCCAATCTTGAGCATCACGGCGGCAAGGAACTCAGCCTCGCGAAGCGACATCGTAAGCGTCACAGTCTCCGTGACGACCGTTACCGCCTCGCTGATCTTCTCGGCGCTAGCCATTCCCGTACCCCTCGTCGTCGTCAACGCCAAACCGACGGCGCCGCTCGTGAACAACCGCTAGCCGTTCCTCCGGTGCCCACTTCCACAGCGGGGACCGGATCAGGTCATCGGGCAGCGTGGACAGGTGCTTTGGGAAGTCCACGTCCACGCTGCCAACTTCGGTGTTGCTCATGCGGGTTACGCCGCGAAGTACGAAGCGACGATCACGCGGTTGTCGGCGTCGCGCGTGTCAGCGATCCGCTCCACGGCCACGTTCGAGCCGTCCGCCTTGACACCCTGGAACGGCTGGTCAGCCACGGCCTTCGTGACCAGCTCCAGAGCCTGCTTACGGCCCTTCGCGCGGACGACGAAAGCGTCGTACTCGTTCTCGTCGGTCGCGTCGGTGCGAAACACGTGGTAAAGCGCCATGATTGTTCTCTCCTAAGTCAGTGGAACTGCAACGGGGTTGGGCTTTGGCCTAGCGGGGGTCGCTGATCGCGTCGCTGTACGACTTCAGGACCTTGACGACGGGCTTGCGGTACGAAACGGCCCGGCCGGCCTTCGTGGTGTACTCGACCAGCTCTAGCGTCAGCTCGCACAGCGCCTCACCATCGACGCGGGACAGCGCGTTGTCGTACTCGTGCAGGACCTCGGCCATGGTCCACGAACCAGTCTTGAACTTGAACTCGCCTAGGTCGTAGTCGTCGGCGAGCCGGAAGCGGATGGTGATGGACGGCGACGGGCCCATGTAGTCCTTTGCCGCCGCCTTGCGCTCCGCGAACAGCTCCGGGCAGCCGCACGGCTTGCCGGCCTTTTCGTCCGGCGACAGGAAGTCCACACCGTCGCAGTGGTGGATCAGCTTGTTGCGGTTCCACAACTTCATGTCCGACTGGATCGCCGACGGGCCAGCGAGGACAACCTGAATGGTCTCCCGCTCGGTCAGAACCTCAATGAAGTTCTCACTCGCGCTGTCCGTCTCGTCCGGCGTACCGCCGAGAAGCTGGGAAACCGCGTCGGCAGTCGCCCGGTCGCCGGTCGTGAATCGCCACTCGGCGAGGGAAACCGGCTTGCCGTCGACCTGCATGCCGCTGTGGAACTGGCCGGCCGCCTCATCGGTGTATCGGGGCTTCGGTGCCGCATCCGGGTCAGTCTCGAAAATGCGTAGTGCCATGTGCTCTCCCATTGTCGGGACGGCCCGGGGGATACTCTCTCCGGCCCGGACCGTCCGCCTTTTCTTCTCTGGCTTTCCTAGAGAGCAGGCAATTCCCGCGCACGCGGGCAGCAGAAAGCCCCCAACTACCGGAGTAGTCAGGGGCTTTCAGGTGGAACTAGAACTCGATGCCACGCGGCAGGTTCTCAGCGGCAGCGAGGGCAGCCGACCACGTCGCGCCAGCGTCCTGGGCATCCTGCGCACGGGCAAGCGCGTTTCGGGCGGTGTCCGGCATGTAGGCGGTCATCCCGGCCACGACGTAGGCGCCGGAACCCTCCCACGTGGCGAGCTTGTCCAGCGGAACGCCGATACGGTGCAGGACGGTGCCGACCAGACAGCCGGGCCCGTCCCGGTGGACGTAAAGGCAGCTGATTCCGTCGGCGTCGCCGCTAGCGAACTGGCCGTCGCGCTCATAGACGTACTCCGGCCGCTCCGCCACAACCTCCCGCAGGGTGGCCATAACTCGCGCCTCGGAAACGGTGGGTAGCTCGCTCATGCTCTCTCCAGAGTGAGTGCTTTTCGCTTACACGCACCCTGGAGAGCAGGGAATTCCTACGGGGTGACCGGAGCGTTCCACGTGGCAGCCCAGGTGACCGGCCCCACGATGCCGTCGTTACCCAGACCCTTTTCCGTCTGGAAAGCGGCACACACGCTGCGACTCTTGTTGCCGTACCAGCCGTCAGCGCTGATCTCCCAGCCCCGATCGGCCATGTGCTGCTGCCACGTGCGCACGTTGTCGTCGTGGAGCATGGGGCTCTGCACCGACAGGTACTCACCGGGCCACGCGGGACCAGCGGGGGCGGCAGCCGGAGCCGGGGCGGGCTGCTGAGGGGCCGGAGCGTCGGCGGGGTACGCCGGGTAGCCGTAGCCCAGGATCAGGCCGTTACGCGGACGCGTGCGCTGATAGGCACCCCCGCCGTTGCTCTGCGAGCCAGCGTCGCCGGAAGACGTGTTCCCCTCGTACGTGGTGATCGCGTTGTCGTCGAACGAGACGACGATACCCACGTGATCCGCCGCGCCGTCGCCATTCCAGTCGTAGAACACCAGCGCGCCGACCTGCGGCGAACCGCCCCACTGGCCACGCGACTTGAACCAGTTCACGTGCGAAGGGCAGTATTGGAACTTGCCGACCGCATCGCCGTTGCCGCTGACGTCGCCCGCGTAGCTCACAAACTGGTCACACCACGGCTCGTACTGGTCGCCGTACCACGCACCGAACGGGGTCTCATTGTTACCGGGACCCTCTACGTAGCCCCCATCGACCCAACGCTCACACTCGGCGAGCATCGCATTGACACCTGACATTCTTGCCCCTTTCTGGGCATGGGTGAGCCCCGCCCCGGCGAATTCCGGAGCGGGGAAACCTGCTAGCGCGCGCTCTCCCACTTACCGGCGTCCTGGTTATCGAGCGTCACCTTGGACACCTGACGGGTCTGGGAATGCCAGACGCAGATGCCCTCCGGCCGCTCGAACCCCGGGGCAGCCCAGGAACCGTGATCCCGCAGCTCCGTCAGTACGCGCCGGATCGCATCCTCGCTGAACGTGCCCCGATAGAGCACGGGAACGGGCTTGACGATCACCCCGCCAATCAGCGTGGACACGTGGCGGTGCTTGTCTGTGTTGAACAGCGAGAAGTTCCGGCCGCTCTGGTCGTAGCCGCGCTGTATGCCGCGCCCCCACCACTCGCCGAAGTGCAGCCCCGGGCCGAGAAGTTCGATCAGGTCGGCGGCATTCTCGGCAACCCATGCGGCGAAACCGTAGTTATCGTTCCCGGGGAAGATCAGCCGGTTGCGGCTCTGCGCTGTCACCTCCCACACTTCGCCGGCGACTACGTAGTTGCCGGGCGGGTAGGGGTAGGCGTCCAGCACCATGTCAGACACAGCGGGACCGCGCAGCTGAATGTGAATGGCCGCGTTGGTGCCGTCGATCTTCTCGGAAACGATGATGTCGCGGAACAGCCGGCGGGTCTTCGGCCACGGAGTGAACTCAACCACTAGTAGACCCTTTCCCAGATACCGCCGATGACCTCGACGTGGCCAGTGACTTCCTTGCCCCGGTTCCAGTAGTCGCCCCGCTCACGGCTAATGGCAGTCGTGGCAGCGCCCCGGGTGGCGTACGGCCCGTAGACCGTCACGGACCCGTCGACGCTGACGACAGCGCGGTAGACGTGCTCACTGTCCTGCGACATCTGGCGCGCCATTACTCGGCCCCCTTCACGAATTCCGCCGTGACGTTGGTCGGGTAGCCGTACTCGGTCACGATGATCTCTGCCTTGCGTCCGTGGTAGCCGCGAATTCCGGCGATGGACGCGGACAGCGCGCGGACGGGAGTATCGATCTCGTCGTCAACGATTCGGATCTTCTCTTCCCATCCCCACCGGCCCCGGTAGCGGATGCGGAACAGTCGCTCACTCACTTGGCACCCGCCGGCGGGGTGGTGGTGGAGTACCGCAGCAGCGAGCCGCGAACGGTAACCTCTCCGGCGAAGTTGCGGCGGAAGGACGGGAGCTTGTCCGGCGTACTGTTGTGCACGTGCCGATTGGCAGCAGCAACGACGTTGGCAGGCAGGAACATTACTTACCCCTTCGCTGAGTACCGGTCACGAGCTTGCCCGCCGACTTGGCGATGGCTCGGCCGATCACGGTCTTACTGACTTCCCGGTCCCACTCGAAAACCTTGCGGAGCGTCAGGAAGAACTCGAAAACGTCCTGATCGATCCGCACGGGCTTGAGCGCCCACTGTTCCGCCGTGATGTGCAGCACCACAGCGCCGTCAAAGGTCGGCATGGGGCGCGACGTACCGTCCGGCGAGATGATCCGGTCAGCGTGCGCGTACGCGGCCATTTGCAGCGCCACGCTGGCGTAGGTGTCCTTCGACGTCTTCCAGTCGCCGATCAACAGGACGGGATCGCCGGAACGGTCCGGGGTAGGGTTGCCGTCGGCGTCGAGCCACACGCGGAACATGACGTCGAACGATCCGGCGTACTGGTGAGTGTCGGACCATGCGACGTCTTCGGCGCCAACGAGTTCCGGGTTCACCCTCGCAAGGAAGTCAGCGAAGAGCGCCCGATACGGCTCGATATCCGGATGGACACGGCCAACGTCCTCGCCACGGATCATCCGCTCGAAGACGTCGTGAGCGGCAGAGCCGATGTCCGCGCGGATCTTCGTGTAGCGCCTCGCTGCGCCCTTCAGGTAGTCGACGGCGCCCTGTCGGTCGCGAGCGGCCATCTGCTCGACAAACGCGAGGCTGTCGACGGCGAGTTCGGCCGTGAGCTTGGCGTTCCACGGGGCGAGGAAAGGCATGGGCAGCATGTTGATCACGCTGGTCACGCCGGGCACCGTAATTTCGGGCTTTTCCGGATGGACGTAGAAGCGGCTGTTGCCGCGATGGATTGTGCGTACTGCGGTCATGCCGGGTCCCTAGGTCGGGTGTTTGCTTACACCTGAGCTAGAGAGCAGGACATTCCAGCGGGCCGAGTGACGGAGGTGACGAATGGGGGTGCTTTTTATGTATCCCTATAGGATTTCCTTAGGGATACATAAAAACAGGGTCGAACCGTCACCTCCGTCACTCGCTGGCCGGCGCGGTGCTGTAGGGGGCCGTCAGGGCACGCAAAAGCCCCCGCCCGACCAGAGGGCCGGACAGGGGCTCAGAGGGCCGCTACGGGGCGGCTAGGGGGTCTCTTGCCCCGCACCCTCGTTCCACAGGCGAGTCAGTTCGCCGAACACCCAGTCGGCAGCCTTGAGCGTTGGCGCGTCGGGGTCGTCGTCTCCCAGGTCCCATCGTCCGGCCTCACGGATGGTTTCCGGGTCACGGGTCGCCAGTGCCGTAGTCATCCGGTCAGACAGCGGGTACGGGCAACGGCTGGTGTCCAGCTTGGCCAACGCTGCCGCCCACTGTCCATCGGATGCGGGCTCTTCGTCGTCATCCGGCTCGCTGGCGTCGATTAGCGCTTCCCCGCGCTCCGCCAGCGAAACGGGACCGAAGTACGTCACCTCAGCCACATGACCACGGAAGCCTACGGTCCGAACTGCCAGCGCAAGATGCGCCGCACACGCGAAGCCTTCCCATTCCCGCTGCCCGTCCACCGCGAGCCGGAATTCGACGGGCGTCGTGCACTCGTCCACGCAGGGGGAAGCCATCCAACGCCCCATACGCTCCCCGCCCGTTTCCTGCCCTGCCCAATTCGGCATGCTGCCTCTCCCCTTTGAGTGTGTGGTACCTACAGCGCGGCCCCCGCCCTACCGGATCAGCGGCGGAACGGGGGCCAGGTGGCTGACTAGCCCAGCGCGGCCAGCAGCGAGGCAAGCTCGGTCATGCGGGCCTGAATCTGCTCGCGAGCCTCCGCCCGCTGTGCGGCGTCCTTGACGGCCTTGACGTTTTCGGCTGCCTTCTCGTTCGCTTCCTTCATCGCGTTGAGGTTCGCGAACAGACGCGGGGTGCGCTCGCTGCCGCCCTCGCTGTCGCCGTCGCCCTCGCCACCTTCCGGTGCTTCGCCGGCCGCCTCAAGTTCCTTGGCCTTCGCGGCAAGTGCCGCCTTTTCCTGCTCCCGCTCCCGCGCCTTATCGATCTCGCTCTTGTCAGAAATGTTGTAGTGCGTGCGGACAGCCTCCGTCGGCGACAGGTCCGGGTACTTCGCGGCGAGCGGGCCGAACAGCTCCGCATATGCCTCCGGCGAGTTGTCCAGCGCCTCAACCCAGCGCACGAGAACGTCCGACATTTGGTAGTTCACCCCGCGCCGCATGGTCTTCAGGACCAACTCCCGCTGTCCGGGGTCAATGTCCATGCTCGCAAGCGCGTTGTCGTAGATGTCCGAGTGGCTGTCCCGTGTAGCCTGACGCGTCGCCTTGAGGTCAGGCAAACCTTGCTTAGTGTGGATGGACAAGCGAATGTCCATCATGATGCTAGCCACTTCCCGCGCCATGCTGCTGACCTTGAGTCCGGCCGAAATGCCCTCGCGCACCTTATCGGCGCCCATGCTGACCAGTTCAACGGCCTTCGGAAGGCTGTGGTAATCGTCGATGATTGCCGCATCGGCGACCGTAGCCACCTCGCTACTCGGCGTGACCGGCGGCTGGGCCTTGCGCGCTTCGGCGGCATCCGCGCGGTACTTCTTACGCTTCGCCGTGTCCGCCTTGCCGTCCGCCTTGACGACGCCGGAGATCAGCGTCTCAGTGTCGTTGAACAGGGCAGCAGCGGCGTCCGCCTCCCCCGCGATGCTCAGGGTGCGGATGCGCTCGATGTTCGCGCTGATCTGGTCGCCCGCGTCAGCCACGGGGGTTTCGTTCTTCTCAGGCATGATGTCTCTCTCCTTGTTGGTTGCGGGGGCAATCTCGCCTCCCCGAACGAGCCACATGGTGCGGGCAGCAAACGGCCGGCGGAAGCCTGCGCCCATCGGTGCATACTGCTTCCGGGGCAGATCTTCAACGGTCTGGACAGTAAACCAGTCGTTGTGCGGGAGGGTCCCCGCGCGACTCTTGAGCTTAACCACCATGCCGGGCCTAAGCTCGTCGGTGCGCAGTTCCTTCACGATTCCCGCTCCCTGTCTGCCGTGCTGTTGGAACAACTGTAGGCCCTGACGCGCTGTCAGCACAAACATGCTGGTCAGCGGCGTGGCGACCACATACCAAATTTGGTACGTGAACGGCGAAAGCCCCCTACCGCCGAGTAGGGCAGTAGGGGGCTTCGGGTCATACGAGCAGGTCAGCGCGCGCATGTAGATCGGCGAGCGTTCCGCCGTTGACCACGGTGACATCCGGCACGTAGCCATCTAGGGCGGTCTCGCTGACGTGCTGCCGGGCAGCCAAGCCTTCGGCGTCGACCGTGACAGCCGGATAGCGTGGACGCCATACACGGACCATGAGGAATCCACGCGCGCGAAGGGCCTGTGCCTCATTGGGGTAGCGAACGTCCGTGATGACCACGGGGCCAGCGATCGAGTCGACCCGGTCGAGCGCGAGCCGTAGCCAGAAGTTCGGGTCCACGTCGCGAACGGACTGGCCCAACGCCTGTAGCGTGCGCCGGACTTCGGGCAAATACTCCTTTGCCTGCTCCCAGCCGACGTTACGGACAACTCGACTGAGACGGAGTGGGGCACTGTCGCCCGGCGATACGACCCACGGATCCAGCGCAAGCGCCATGTCCCGCAGGGGGTCGGCGAACGCCACGCGCGAGTAGTTGTGTTCCGCCACGAGGCGGGCCGCAACGGAGTCTTTCCCGCTACGCGCCCGCCCCATGAGTGCGATTCCCTGTGCCATGCTCTCTCCCAACTGGCAAGGGGCTCTTAGCCGTTGACGTTGGCCGGCGCGACGGCAGACTCAACCGCCTGGACATCCTTGGCGACCGCCGCGACGATGCCGTGCCGCGCCATGTAGCCCGACGCGAACGTGATGCCAGCGGTGACGATGGTCTCGATCAGGCCCTGAAGATCCGGGGACAGCTGACCGTGGAAGACATGCGGCGCGAGGATGGAACAGACCAGCGTGGTGCCGGACGCTGCCACGGTGGACGCGGTGACCTTACCGGAAATCGGAAGCATTCTGTCTGACTGCCTTTCAGAAAGTGCGCGGATTTCGCGCGTGATGGTGTCACTTGATATAGAGAGCAATCAATTCCTACTTGATCGCCGAGTAGACAGCGGCCCCCACGGAGATCAGACCGGACAGCGTGGCTACGGGGACGCCGTACTTCCATCGCTCCACGCTACGTAGGCGGTCTTCATGATCGTCTAGCGTCTCGTTCACGTCCACGCGGGTCTGCGCCAGCGAGCGGACGTCATCGCGCATGCCCAACAGCTCGTCATAGATCTCCCGCGCGCCGATGTGGACGACTAGCGGATCCTCGCCGTTAGGCATGGGACCACCTAACCCATAGGCCCGTACGTAGGTCGCCGTCAAGGATGGTGCTTAGACTTCCGCCGGATCCCTGATAGGCACACACTTCGACGTAGTCGCCGGCGTTCAAGTAGACGTCCTTTGTGGGGGTGACGATGCCCATTTCGGCCCCCATGGCACCCAGGTACGCGGCGGTGCCCAGAATGGCGGTGCCGTTCACGTTGATTTTCGCGGCGCGAAAGCTTGTGCTGTTGCCCGTCGGGGCGTACACGCCACAAACGGTGTACCACCCAGCAACCTGCGCTGTGTAGCGGGAATTGTTGGTCACATTGCTGTGTCCGCCGTAACTGTCCACAGTGGTTGTATCCAGCGAAAGGGCCGTCCATGTGCTGTTCGGGATTGACTGCACTGTGCTCTGATATCCCACGAACACCGGCGGATTGAGCAGGAACGTTAGCCCGTTGTAGACGTTGGCATTCCACAGCGCGCCCGTGATGAAGTTTCCCGGGACTTCCGAAGCGGGAATGGGTACGGGTAGGTTGGTCATGCGGCCCCCTAGTAAGAGAATGCAGCGCTGTCGAACTTCGCGCTTGCGTCGTAAGTGGTGGGGTCAGTCATGCCGGACGGCAGGGGCTCACAGACCACGGAGTTGGCCGCATGCGTCTTCGTGAGATTCGCCGTGAGAGTCACGGTCCCCGTGGTCCATCCCGCTGACGTCGTCCCGACCGCCTGAACTGTGACGGTTTCGGCGTTGGCCGTGCCAGGCTCCAGCACAAGCTGTTGCCCGACACCCAGTTGTGCGGCTAGCGGGTTCGTGCTGTCCGCGCCCACTTTCAGCGTGAGCGTGTTAACCCCGGTCGATGCCTGGACATTCAGCGCCGTGTGGAACGACGCGACCAGCCCGTACGGAGTGGCGTCTACTGGCGAGCATTCCAGCGTCACGAATGCTTCGTTCTGGTCGTCTAGGTCCCATTGGATGTGCTCGACAAACGCATCTACGGCGATGGCCGGCGCCCCGAACGGACGGCGCATGACGCGAACCCGGGTGTTGAGCTCTAGGCTCAGGCAGACTGGCCACAGCGCGGGAATCGCCGACGGGTGCAGTCGCATGCGCGTGACGCGGGTAAGCGGATTCTTGTATCGGCTAACCAGGTAGTTCGCCGCATCCTGGCATTCGAGCCCGCTCGTGCTGTTCACCGCGCGGGACATTGTGCGCGGAAAATAGTTGCTTTGCGACGTTGCGTCCTGCGCTGTGAACACCTGCGAGCTTGACGCTTGGGTCACGGTCGCGATGTTGCCTAGGTGAGTGGAGTCGAAATCTAGCTCTAGCTCTTCGTACGGCCACTCCCCCGCGCTGACGTTCTCACCAAAGGTGTAGGCCGGAACGGTGGAGTTGTAGCGGGTGCCGCGCCCCCGGAAAGTGATCAGTCCCGACCGGTTGACGTAGTGGACCCCGCCTTCCGTCTCAACTACGGACGCAAGTGCAGACAGCGCATCCTGCCCGCCAACGCTGGCCGGCCCCATGCTGCGGGTCTGTCCGGCGGTAATATCGGTCGGCCCTGTGTAGCCGGCCCACCCGAGAATGCGGGCGTAACGAGCGTCCGTCGACTCGCCCGAGAACGAGTTCTTCCACGCGTTGTAGATGGTCGTGATGTCAGAGGATGTCAGCGCTATCGGGAATTCGGCGACATACGACAGATCACCCTGATAGTTGTACGTGGTGCCGTTTCCCACCGTCGCGTCCACGAATCCGCCGACACAGTCACTGATCATCCCGCTTGGCTCCAGCGCCGGACTGAGACTGCCGAATGTTGCGTTGGCGCCGTCCACGCTGACGTTCATGGCAGCGCCCGCGTGACTGTACGAGACGACCAGCAGGTGCCAGTTTCCGTCTGCCACAGTCGGGCCTGGGACGAGTGCAGCAACGGCCCCAGTTGGCCCCTGCAAAATCAGAACCAGCTTTGCGGTATCCGCAATCTGAATCAGCATTTGCGAGCCACCCGACACGTTGGACATGCAGGACCAAATGCCCGCGTTATTGCCGCTGGTCGGGGTCGGCCCTGTGTAGCGGAAAGCAATCATCCGCGACCAGTCACCGGATGGGTTCGCAGGCCCGGTGATTCCAGCAGAACTGAGCGAAATGTAGTTCGCCGCTGATATCAGGTTTGTGCCTGGATTTGGGTTGTTGACGTTGACGACGCTCTCGGCGGATCCGATGTAGGCCCCGCCCGGCGACGCTGAAGTGATCGAGTTACCCGACGTCAGCGTGCCCGCCCCGTACTTACTTACCGCGATCGGCGCCGGCCGCTGATTGCCCGTGGAGTCCGAGAAGCTTCCGGAGTTCTGAGGATCCCCGAGCGTGTACAGAAAGCGCGGATGCCGCCGGTAGATTTCCTCCGTCAGCGGGTCCCGCAGCGTTCGCTGAGACAGCAGCGCGAAACCATCGACGGCCGTTGGCGACACAACCCCATAGGTGCCGTCATTGACCCACTTGGACGGCCAACGCTCGACGTATCCGCCGTAAATCGGGTAGGTGATACCGGGCACGGTGAACGTCGTTGCGGTGGAGCCCTTTTCGAGTTGCCACCCGTCAACCTGCGCGGAACAGGTGGCCGATGGGATAGCGGCGACCATCACGCCGTGCGCCATGCCATAGGCATTCGCGGGAACCGTGCCCGTGATCGTAATCGTGGTCCACGCGGCGGAAGTTGAGCCCGTGAGGGTGTAGGTACTGCCAGTCAGCCACGTTGCCGACGCGGACGACAGCGTAGAGTCGTACCACTCGAAGAACGGCATTACTTGCAGGGTTGTTGACGCCGTGATGTTCCGGACCCGCATTTGCATTGTGTACGCCTGCCCCGGCAGTGCGGCAGTCTGCAAGGTGTAGCAAATCCGGTTGTTGCCAAGCGGGCTGACCGCCGTACCGGAAGGGACGTTGCACTGAAAGACGTTGCTGCCCTGAAACGCCGAAGCGCTGGCAGCAATTGACGCATTGTTCGGGTCGGTCGCCGAGAAAACGTCGATGCCGTTCCCGCCGGTGTTGATCACGCCTAGCGGCGCCCCCCCGAGGTCACCGCCGGTCGCCTGAGCCTGCGTCAGGAGGTTCTGAGTGGGCGGGTACTGCGCCCGCACGCGGAACGGCTGATAGGGCTTGATATGCCCCGCCCACGGGCCAGCAGTGTTCACCGGGTCCAGCGCGCCGTCAGTGTTGCTGAGAACTGCCGACGCAGTGCCGGCCTGAACCTGGTCAGTCTCATACTGCCGGCCACGCGCTGTGGACACAGAGCCAATGGCCCGACCAGTGACGTCTACGTACCTGTCCAGCGGCACGGTCCCACCAGCAGCGTTCCAGCCCGGCCCCCAAGCATGCTCGACTGTGGGCCAGTTGGTGTTGATCGTCATGCGTGCCCCCAAGGGAGGGGGTCACATACCAAATTTGGTACGTGACCCCCATCGGTGTTAGCGCCGGTACGGCGTGTAGGTCTGCGGGTTGCGGGCACCGTTCTGCCCCATGACCCGCTGAATCGTGCTGGCTAGGTCCCGCTCAGCCACCACGCTCCCGGATACGGTCACGTTGATGACAGTCACCGGGCCGGAGTTGCCGCCGTAGTCGGCATTGGAGCCACCAGCGAAAGCGGGCTCAAGACTGCCGGGGCTGCCGAAACCGATTTTCGCCATACCGCCCGCCAGCGACGTGACAGCGCCGTGAGCTAGGTGCGCGCTGTCGTTCACACCCTTGGCGATACCCTCAGGAATGGCGGTACCGACGTTGTCGGCGAACAGCTTGGAAGGCGAGTTGATCCCCAGGAAGCTCTTAGCCGCGTCTAGCGCGCCATTCGCCAAATCCTTCAGGGTGCCGAAGAGCGCGTTTCCCGCCTTCTTCACGCCGCTGATGATCCCGCTGACAATTCCGTCGCCGATGCTCTCGAAGAATTGGCCGAAATGCTCCACAGTGTGCCAGGCGGAAACAAGCCCATTCCAGAGCTCAGTACCGATGTTGCTGATAATCGAGCCCACCCGGCTAACCGCGCGCTCGATCGGCTGAATGATCTGGGCTTCAAGCTGACCCCAAACGACCTGTGCCTCATTGACCAGGCTTCGCCAGACGCCGGAAAGCCAGCGCATCAGCCCATCCCAGAGGCCGACTAGGTAGTGCCAGATAAGCTCCGCCGGCCCGACCACTGCGGCATACACGTCGTTCCATGCGGAAGTCGTGTCATCCGAGATTTTCCGCCACGCGGATTTCGCGAATTTCACCAGCGAATCCCACTTGTCCGACAGCCACGCGACGGAGGTATCCCAGAGTCCGACCAGCCAATCCCAGACTTCCTGACTGGGCTTTACGATGTAATCCTTGATCAGCCCCCAGGCGTCTTTTGCTAGGCCGGAAATCGTGGCCCAATTTGACGACAGGAATTCCTGGATATGCCCCCAGACCATTTTCGCGGCAGCTTCGGCAGTCGTGTGAAGGTGATTCCAGGCCGCGATCATCAGCGCGATGGGAAACGCGAAAATGACCAGCAGTAGCGGCCACCACTTCGCGAAGAATCCAGAGATGCCGTTCCAGACAGTGGCCGTTACGCCAGCAATCCAGTGCCAGGCACCAACGATCGGATCCGCTACCGCGTGCCAGGCTGAGCTGAGCCACTGCTGAAGTTTCGTCCATGCCAGCGTGATCGGCAGGTAGATGTACGTATTCCACGTCTCGTACGTGTTTACCTTTAGCCAGTTCCACGCGCCCGAGACAATGTCCGTCACGCTGTGCCAGGCACCCGAGAAGAACGACGCGAGGGCATTCCACGCGGCTACTGCCGGGGCGACAATGTGGTCTTTCCAGACGCTGACCGTTTCGCCGGCGAGCCAATGCCAGGCACCAACTAGCCAGTTGACGACGTCGGACGTGATTTCCTTGATCCACGTCCAAACGGTCTTCCAGTTCAGCGCGAGAAGCACGACAGCTGCACCTAGCGCCATGATGCCGAGAATGATCCACGTCAGCGGGTTGGCCAGAAGTGCAACCGCGAATGCCTGCGCTGCCATCGTGGCCGCCCAAAGGCCAACGACCAGAATGCCGAGAATGGCGCCGCCGACAGCCTCTAGAACTAGCTTATGCTTGCCGAGCCAGTCGGTTGCCTTGGAGACCCAATCGAGCATGGCGGACGCGTACGGCATAAGCTTCTGCCCGATCGCAATTGCCATTGCCTCCGTGGAAGCCTTGGCCTCTGCTAGCCGCTGATTGAAAGTCCCCTGAACTTCCTTCCAACCCTCAACGGCGTTTCCTCCGGCCTTCACGTGCTCGGCAACTGCTGCCGTGTTGGCCTTGAAGGTTTCCATGTGCGGGCCGGTCAGCTGTAGCGCGGCCATCATGGATTTGGTGCCACCGACCATGTCGGCAAGCGCGCCGATTTGGGTCTGTTCGGCTGGCTTGAGATTCGCCAGTGCCTTTTCGTACTCGGTGGTACTCTGGCCAGCCTTGCGGAGCGTCTCGACAATGACAGTTCCCGACGGGCCGAGCTTGCTCTGAATGGCGTCCGTGAGTTCCGTCAGCGTCGCGGCTAGGCCGTTCTTTCCCAGATTCTGCGCCACCTGGACACTGTCGAGCCCGAGCCCGCGCATTTCCTGCGCCGCCTTGGCGGACGGATTGGATAGCTGACCGATGGTCTGCCGCAGGTAGGTTGCCGCAACGTCCGCAGAGGTGCCCTGCGCTGTCATGGTGGCCATCGCGCCCATGACTTCATTGAAGCCAACGTGTGCGGCAGCAGCAACCGGCAGGATGCTGGACATGGACCCGGCGAGAGCTTCCATGTTTGTCTTGCCCAGCGACTCAGTGGCCACCAGAGCGTTCATCACGTTCGTCGCGTCGCTGGCCTTTAGCGAGTAGGCATTCAGCGCGGTAGTGACAGCGTCCGTAACGGGTGCCATTTCGGCAGCACCCACCTTTGCGCCTTCCGCGCTGACCTTAAGTACGTTCAGCGCGTCTGCACCGTGATAGCCGGCGCTCTCGACCGTGTATAGGCCCGACGTCAGCTGTTCGGTGGACTGTCCCACTTGGCCGGCCATGGCGAGAACACCATCGCCAACCATCTTCATATTGCCCGCTGCCTCACCAGCACCGGTCTGTACGCGGGTCATCTGAGACTGGAAATCACCGGCCATGTGAACGACATGGGCACCCGCGATTAGGGCAGCGGCACCGACGCCAAGGAATGCGGCTTGCGATATGCTCGCGAGCTTTTCCATATTGCCGGCGCCTTCGGCCTCTACGGTCGCAAGCTTGGCGGTAACACCGTCGGCGGTCGTGTGGAATCCCGCCGCGCTTCCTAGAAACTCGATGAACACCGGGGGCAGTGCGCCCATTGCCCCTCCCTAGGGTCTTGCCGACGCCTTAGCCCAAGCGGCTTCCCAAATGGCGGGCATCTTCGGCTCAGCGTTTTTGATACCGGGCGCGAAAAACGGATACTTAGCTTCCGTGGCGCCCTTGTAGTTGTTCTGATAGCCCTTTTGCCCGCCGGACATGACCACAGCGGAATAGGCCCCGGGTCCCGCCGAGCGGGGAACCTTGCTACCGCGAATCGAGCGGGCCAGGTCACCGGTCAGCTTTCCGGGACCGCCGGACTTCTTTACTACCTTCGGGTTCAGCATGAGATTCACGCCCTGCCCCGTGTTCGAGCTTGCCCCACGGTGATCCCAGCGCGGACGGCCACGCATTCGGGACTTGATCGACGTCTTTGCCACGCCCTGAACCTTTTTCAGCGCGTATTTCGTGCCTACGTCCACTTTGCGCTGAACCTTGCGGATAACCGCATTCAGCTCTTTGGTCCCGGAAACGCTGGCGCCGAAACTATCCATTTCGCGCCGCCTCTTCTTTGTTACGCCGGGCGGTGGACACGGCGTCGTCAACGGCGAGCAACCAATCCAGCTCAATGGCGGATTCGTCTTCAAGGTCGGACGGGCGACAATGCAGCAGCGTGCAAAGTCGCCACGTCCGATACTCGTCCATCGGCAGTTCATCCGGCGCGAAGTTGAACGACCCCTCAAGCGCCTGACTTAGACGCCGGAGGGAACGGTAGGGGAATCGGCGGCCGGCGTCGGCTCGAAGTTCGGCATGAGATCCTTGAGGTACGGGGCACACGCCGCACGGAGCGCGTCTAGGTCCCGACCGGGAAGATCCTGCGACGCGTCGGCGGACACGGGGAAGGGGTACGACCAGCCCCGGACGACAGCACCGATTAGGGAGTCGTTCAGCTCCTCTAGTAGGTCGAACGCCTCGCCCATGCCCCCCGCGATTGCCAGTTGCTGATCCGGAGTCAGCGCGCCGCCGTCAGCGTTCTGTGCGGCTTCCGCTTCCTTGATAGCAGCGACGAACGAGGGAAGCGCGGCGAGCTTGGCCTGAATGCGCTTGATCGGTCGCCGCTGACGCTCGGTCACGTCGACAGCGTCCCGCAGGTCAGCGGTCGCGCCGGAGGGTAGAGTCACGTGCTCGGCCATTACTTGTACGTCCCTGAAGTGATTGCGTTCTGAAGAGTGACCTTGATCGGCGAGTAGCCGCCGGAAGCGCCAACGTCGGTGGAGTTCGCAACTGCCTTGAAGGAAATCGGCAGTTCGACGTAGTCCTTACCGCGCGAAATGTCGGCGGACTCGTACACGACATTGGTCATGTGCAGCTTGAGTTGCTGGGCAGCCGCACCCGTACCGGTCGTGAAATTCACGTCAAGCGCGGTGGTCGAGCTGTTCAGGTAGTTGGTCAGCTGCGTCTCGTCTTCCATGACGAGCGTCAGCTTTCCGGAGACAGCGACCGGACCGGACCACAGCGCGTGAGGGGCCTGAGATCCGTCGACAGTGTCGATCACGGTGACGGGCCGCTTGATCTGGATATTTCCGTCTAGGACGGACAGGTTCGCGCTGCCGCCGATCGTCACAGCGCCTATCCAACCCGCGAGGGGCTGAACGTTGGTGAACGACGCGGTGGGGGCCGTGGTAGTGGCCGACGGAAGCGCGACAGCCTTGGCCGAGTAGGTCAGTAGGCCGTCCGCGTTGAACTTGATATCCAGGTCGCTGAACTTCGCACCCGGATACTGGCGCGTGTTGATGCTGTAGGCATCCGTGATGGTGTAGGACGGGGTCTGACCATCGCCGGTATTCAGCACGGCCATCGCGTGCGTGAACGGGGCAGACACGCCGGTCGTAGTGACGTCACCCAGAACCCCGGCCAGCAGGAATCCGAAAGTGTCCGCGAAGACGTCGCCAGCGAAATCAAACGTGCTGTGCTTGACGGTCTGGATCTCGCCGTACACGTCGACCATAGCGCCGCGTAGACCCTTGTCCTGCGCGAGCTTGACGACATCCTTGGGAGTCGGCGGGCTGATCGGCAGGAAGTTGGTGGCCGCTACGGGGGTGCCAAAAGTCGTTTCCTTGGCAATCCCCATAACCGTAGCGGCTGTGGGACGAATACCCATGATTACCCCTCTAGCGGTTCAGGAACGAAAGCGTTGACGGTTGGTGCAGAGCCCGGCGTTTCGGACCATCGGCCGTCGTCGGGAAGTTCGGGGAGGTCGACCACCAGTCCCGGGGTCGCATTGACTCCCAGCGAGGGGTAATAGCGGTCATCCTCGCCCGCGTAGGTGCACAGCGGCATAGGTCACTCCCAAGGGGGTCACGTACCAAATTTGGTACGTGACTAGCTAGATGCGGTTAAGACACTCGATCTCGATCAGGCCCGTAGCGCGTCGGCCCATGTGCGCCGGATCCTCCTCAACGTCGACAGCGACGGAGTGAGGTTTCGCGACCAGCACGCGACCCCCGAGCGACGGATCGCCCCGCAGTACGGCGATGATCGAATCGCATAGCGCGCTGGCTTGGATGTAAGCAGCCTGCGAGGTGGGGTCGTCTCCGCCCCGGAAGACATCCACGACGATTTCCAGCGTGTACCGCTCGTCAAGCCAACCGGCCCCACCACCGCCGACCAGCGCCATGACGCCAACCTGTGAGGTGGTCTTGCCGACGGCCACAATGTCGTCAGGCTGACCGGCCCCCGGGTCGTCAAAGCAGACCAGCAGAGATGATGTCTTACTGAACGGGTCCGGCGTGAGTTGCGCCGTGAGCATGTCGTAGAAGTACTGGCGGACGCTCGGGGCGGAAGACGTAGGAATGGTCATTACGCGATCCCCGGGGGTCGACGGACGGGCGACCAGAGCTCAATCACCCGGTCGGGCAGCGCAAAGCCCATCGGCGTTCCCGCGCTGTCGCCGTCCATAGCTGCGCCGCCGAACTTCGGCCGGCCGGACTGCTGCGTCTGCTGCCAGAGGTGGCGAATCAGCTCAAGCGCGCCAAGACGGACCGTGAAAGGAACCTGACCGCTGCGACCCGCTGTGTAGACAAGTTTGATGTTCTTCGAACCGGCCGCGAATAGGGCGGCATCGCCACCAAAGGTCCTGCGGGTGAGAGTCCCGGTCGTGTAGTCAGCGGTGAAAGCGAAGGCGTTCATCTGAGTGCCTAGCGGCTGCTCGTTCAGCACGAACGCGCCTAGGCCGTAGTACTCCGTGCAGCTGAGCACCGACGCCAGCGGAAGCCAGTCCGGCGATAGGGTCGACACTCCCCCGTCGAAATACTGCGTATGGGTCTCGGGGAGGAACGGGCCGCACACGTCGCGAGCCTGATCGGCAGCCGCGAGGATGAAGTTCTGTAGTTCGTCATCCTGCCGCGTATCGGCGGGATTCAGGTTTAGGTGCTTCTTAACGGACA